TGTGTTGATTCGGCAATATATGCAAATGCACCAAATGTTGAAGGTTGTGTTACTGCATCCCATCCTATTAAATCAAAATCTTCATCAACTTGTACAGTATCATTACCCATATCTAATTCAGAACCTAATCCTCTTGAAGAGAACCCTATCGGGATATTATGTAATAAGCACCCTCTTAAAATATTAGCCATCGGAAAATGTTTTCCTGATAAAATTTCAACAGTACCCCATAATTCACTTCCTTCCCACCACAATTTGTTTATCTTATGTGATGCAGTTTTATACTCGATAATATCTCTTTCAGAATTACCTGAAATTATAATACTTTTATTTTGATTATCTCGCACAACGATAGTATGATTAGGAACTGTAACACAATATATTTTACCATCATATTCTTCTTCCGTTATGGATAGATTTCTTTTATCATTATGTAAATAATTGGTTTTATATACTGTCAAACGATATATATCATTAGAATTTTCTTCTTTTATTAATCTACCTTCAATAAATCTATCTTTTTGTTTTTGTATTACTATAGATGATGCAAAACCTAATTTAAATAATATTTCTTGTACATCATCTATTAATTTTTTTGAAGTACTATAATAACGGTTAACATTATTTTTTACCGTGTTAATTCTTGTCCCATCACCTATCATCAGCCAATCAAACAATATTTGTAAATAATTAGGATTTAATAATTTTAAATCAGCAGGTATAAATTTATCATATGCTTGTCCAAACTGTTTTAAATAAGTCCACATTTTTTTATTATTTGCTGTAAACATATTACCACTATATGAAAAATTGAATGGTAATCTATCTAATAATTCCTTTATTTTAATAACATTATTACTTTTTTTCTGAGATATCCCAAATGTATAATGTCCATTATCAGTATAATTTGATGTATGACCTTCCGATAAAAATATTCCCATAAATGCAACAAAATCACTCATTGGTATAGAAATATCACCCAATGTCCAAACTTCTTTATGAAACCCGTCCCAATTGGACTCTGTTCTAATCAATCGTTTTTTTCTATTATTTTGTAATTCTCTCGCTTCAATCAATTCATATTTATCTTTTTGTGTACTATCACTTCTACCTTTTAATACAAATTTATGATTTGGTGTTACTAACATATTTAACGTTTTATGTTTTAATCTAATCATATTACCCACGTGATGTTCAACAATTTTTTCTGTTATATGTTGATATTCATATTTTTTGGTATCCATATTAAATGTTAATACTACTTCATCTTCGGAAATATCGACAATCGGTTTCCACCCGTCTAATGTTAATATATCAACGTTTTCATCAAAGCAAGGGTGGTCTAATTCTCCAATAGCAGTATTTTGTTTTATAAGCTTTTGATATTTTTGAACTTCACGAGTTAAAACATCTTTGGGATATATCCTACCATTAGCATTTTTTTTATCATATGCTTGTAATAAAACTGTTAAGAAGATTGGTTCATCTAATTCTATTTTTCGAAGTAATTCTGCATTGGTATAGTTTACTTTTGCAACAAAAGCTTCGTCTTTTAAAACATGTTTCTGTGAATATTCAGGCATTTTAGTTTATGTATTAAATTGTTTTCGTATAATATCTAATTCTTCTTTTATCTCTTTAAGTTTTTTAGAAAATAATTCTTCTTTTAACTTTGTATATCCATTTTTTTCCATAGGTTTTGTATCAGATTTCCCAATGAAATTTTTTGTATGGACACCTGCTACATTTCCCGTTGATGAAAGTTCTTCTAAAGTTTCTTTTTCGAGCATCATTATTTTAACTCCTCTAATAGTTGATAATAAAGTAAAATCTTTTCATAATCAGAATCTGAATATATTTTCTTTTTTTCTAACATTTGAAGATTGGTTGTCACTTCATTAATTTTTAACTTTAATATTTTTTCATTATCTGTTTTTGAAGTTAATCTTTTAGCAGATTCGGTCAATGATTTTTTAATCGATACAACATGATTATTTACCCATTCAGATTCATCAGTTGTTTGATAAATAAAATCTTTAATAAATTTTTTCTGATTTTCATTCAATTTATTTTCTACTATTGTATTGAATCTTTTAACTAAAATATGATATGCTAATTTAATTTCATCAGAATCATATCCTTCAAAAATATCAGCAATTTGTTTAGATTCAACCAATTTTCTTTTACTAAGTGTTTCTAATATTGGTTTTCTAAATTTAGTTTTAGATAAAAAATCTTTTTTTCTATTAGCTTCTAAGAATAGATAAACAGTTGCACTATCTTTATACTCAGGAATTCTAGTATTTACTAATGATTCCAATTGATATTTTCTCTTAATTTCTTTAACTAAATTGTATTTAGCTCTATTTAATAGATTTTGATTTAATGAATTGTGAAAATCACAAATTTCATTTAAAAGAAAATCTCCTGCACTTTTATCATCTTCTGTAATAACAGATTCTTTTAATAAAGTATTATATACTTTAAGTTCTTTCTTCAATATTCCTTTGGAAAAATGTTCCTTTATTAATTTGAAAGCAGAACTATCAGCTAATGTAGTACCATTAATAATATCCGTCGTAGTTTGACGAATTAAAAATTCATACAATAGATACGTGTTTTTATATTTCGAATGTTTTATATTGCTCATTTTCTCTTAAATAAAATTTAGTATTGTACATTTAATTATTATATTTTTCATATTTAATTAATTTTTTTATTAAATTTCTAAATCTGATGTTGTAGTGTTCCTTCTTTCAGGTGGATTTGAACTTTGTTTCCTTGCTCCCATCAAATCTTCTGCCCTACCAGTTGGTGCATCTTTCTGAATTGCATCGGGTGTAGATGCAGGTTCTAATCCTTTATCTTCACCATTATCAGATTCTTCACCTGTTGTACCAACTTCTGAATCATCGGGTAATTCGATAGATGAAACAGTATCTTCACTAATTTTATCATCAATTTTATCATTTTGAATTTCTTTTTTCATGGTTTCAATCTCAGAATCAGATAATTTGAAAATTTCTCTCCATAAATAATCTCTTGAAAAAAATCCTGATTCTAACATAGATGAAGCAACATCTGTCATACGTTCTAATGTATCTAATTTTTCTGCTTCATGTAAATTTGATGGTGCAGTTAATGATAATGTAAACGACAATACATCTTTTTTAGAAAATCCTTGTAGAATTAAATGTGTTACTGCAACTTTTTCCAATTCTGAAATCATGATTGCTTGAATAGATTCTACAGTTTGTGCAAATCTAATATCCTCAGAACCTGCGGTTGCACGAGAATTTAATTGTTCTTCATAATTCAAAATAAAGTTAGGAATCCCTAATCCTGTCATTAACTTCTGACGTAATAAATTAATACCTTCTATAATATTTGTCTCATTGGATGCAGGGATTTCATCAAATGTTGTATTTTCATACCCTTCGCGAACAGGTAAAATAATATCTTCAATAGCTGATAATGGGTCATATAACATATCATAATCACCTGTATCACTATTAATCAATGGTTTTTTCTTGTATAATATCTTTAGCTGTTCAATAAAATTTGGTACAGACTGTGGTTCAATTGCACCAACATCAACTTTAAATACACGTTGATTTACTGAGCGTAATAGGTAATAAACCATCATAAAATCTTCCAATAATGTCATCATTTTCCAATATTTACGTATGGATTCTAATAATGAAACTCCATATGGTAAAAATTCTACTGATAACACATGTCTAAAGTGTAATATGAATTCTTCGTTCAAATCTTCTGATATATTTTGAATAACAAATTTTGTTACTTCACCTCTAGTTTCGTCCTCTATACGCTCTACATCACCCGAACCGAGTGTTACTGCGTCTGTTACTCCGATACCCTCTTGTAAGTCCAAATAGACGTAGCAATCACCATATTTAAGCATTTGTCTTGTCCACATCGGTAATAATGTATCAATATTTAAGATTTGATAAAATAAATGTTCTAATGATGCTTTAACTCGTTCGTTTTCACAATTGATATGCATCATTTCATCTTGTAAATCTGTTAAACAAGATTGTTGTGCTAAAAGTGTTAATGCACGAGATATAATTGGGTCACGTTCCATTAAATCGTATTCATACGTCAAGAACATTTTATTTTGTACTCTCGATGAATAATTATTCATAAATGAATTATAACCTGATGAATTTTTTAAAGTAAATAATCGGTCATACGCCATATTAATGGTTTTATCACCACTAACAGATTTTAATTTTAATTTATCCCCATCTTTTGTAGGTATTAATACCGTCTTACCCGAAAAATATCGTCTTAAACGTTTAAATAATTGAAAATTATCGTTATTTTGTTTATTTATTGCCATGTATGTAATTATATCTTTTTTTATTTAAAATCAAGGTTTTATAATAAGAGATTGCAAATGTGAATAAGTTTTTTGCATATGTTTTGGGATAATCGAACTCATAACTTGTTGAGAATAATCCATCATCCTAATCTGTGTTTTTATATTATCTGATAGCATATTTTCATCGGGTGTTTCTTTTTTTGAAAGATATGTTTCCATTTTTTCTTTTGTTCTCGCAGTACCCAATGCTAACATCCCTAAATATTCATCCATAGTATCAGTACTAGTAGTTTTCATAGTAATATCACCACGCAAACTATATACCGTTACACCAATACCAAGTGCCAGTAAACAGTCATCAGTAGCTTTATTTTTAGTTTCTGCTTGTGCTTTACCGTTAATCATTTTAAATGTTTTAATTTCAGTCAATGTTCTAACAGAACGTATTTGTAATGCTTCATCTATTTCAGGAACTTCAATACATTGTTCTAACTGTTTAATGATTAATGGTCTAGTTTTCATAGTTGTTTTCCAACCAAAATCTTTTTTAGTAATACCTAAAATTTTACCCTCTTTACCTTGTCCACGAATATAAATATTATGATAACTCAAATCCTTACTACGTTGAACAATCGCGGTACCAACGGCATTCGCTTCAATAACTAATAATGCACTATTATATCTTCGTGCAATAGGCACAGGTATCCACCCAAACTCTTCATAATGGATTTTAGAAACATATTCTGCCACTTGAACCATTTGTGGAACTGAAATTACTTGAACCACATTCTTATCATTACCACCTTCGGCACAATCCACTGAAACGATATACGATTGGTCGGGTTGTGGTTCTTCCCATATCCACAAATGTCCTTCTTTTCGAATTGGTTCACGAACCATAGTTGATTCAATACGTTTGATGTAATCTGGGTCAAAATAAGAATCAAGTGAAAATCCAAATTCAGCATCATATTCCTGTGATGCTTCACGTTTATCCATCGTCCTATCTTTTTTTTTTCTCCATTCCCAATCAGGAGAACCATCGGGTAATTGTCTTTCGGGATGGACAAACCAAGGTAATTGAGTTAATTTAAACTCTGAATCTTCTGCTATAATGTTGGTATATGTTTCGTAAAACCACCCAGTTGGTTCAGCAGGAGATGATAATGCTATTAATTGACCCCCTGTGTTTAATGTAGGTTCAATCTGAGAGAAAATTTTATTAGCACCAACGATAAAGTGAGCTTCATCCATGATGAATACTGATGCTGCAATACCACGAATACCTGAGTTTTTACGTGAAGCATATGCTTTAATACGTGAACCATTTTTTAATTTTAAAACTGTAGTTGTTCTATTAGCCCATTTAACCATTAAAAATGGTGGTAAATTATCATACGCAAATAATAATTTATCATGTAACTCTCGTGCAATATCTCTATCTGTAGCTACTACCGCAACGGTTTTAGTAGGGAAAAATGTAATTAACCACAATGATATAGCAGAATATAATGTAGATACCCCCAACTGTCGTGATTTGACAATTTGATGCAATAGGTAGTCGGGGTCAAAGAATTTTTTGACCAAATCTATCTGAAATGGATATAAAATAAATGGTAACGAGCCTCTGATTACATGAGGAATCTTAACATACTTTTCAATGAAATATATCGGGTCTGCTTGACATTTTATATATTCAGGATGTGAAGTATCAGCTTCACCTAGTTGAGTTGTGTAAGTACGTGTCGTTCCAACTCGCTTCGTTGTCCTCGATGTCTGAGTCGTTGTGTTCTTGTTCTTGTTTAGCGCCCCTTTTGTTCTGCCCATAATTATTGTTTCCTTGTTTTAATACTTTTCTTTTAAAATCTAATATCGATTTGAAGAACAATTGGAAAAAATTAGAATTTAATTCTTCATATAATTGTTCTAATAATTCGGTATCAAATTCTTTTTCTTGATTTGTTTCTTTATCAACACCATATCCTTTTAATAAAAAATATAAACCTCTTAATATATCTTTAGGTAAATCTCTATCCCAATGTCTAACTTTCAAAAACATATGATATTTTTGGTCATTTAATATATCTAAACAAATAAAATAAATATCTTTCT